CGCTAAAACAGAACGCTGCAGCCTGTTGTCATAAGACTCGTCTAATTCTCTTGGCTCTTGCGGTAAAAACTTGCGGTGGCCTTTTCTGATTTTGTATGTGCCACCAAGTAAATGTTCAATCAGCCCCCAATGTGGCTCCTGATTAACCCAAGCCGTACTGGGGTCGTTCACCTGAGTGACGTTGCCAACGCGCTGGCGACCACCAGAAAAGCCTGAATACACAGTTAAGTCCCGCCCAATGCCGCCAGTTTAGTAAAGCCTGATGCCAGTGCCTCGACCAGCGCGAGCATGAATCATGCTGAAATCGCGGTAGACAAGATAACCAAGGGCGTCATTCATGTGATCATACCCCGCATCTTTGTCGGGGTCACCTGCTTCTGTGTATGACTGAAGCTCTAAACATTCGATTGTTCTTTTGCAATTTGCAGCTACTTGCAATCTGACTTCACCCTTTCCGTTTTCCAACAAAGCTTGAACAGAAGCCACCCGATCGCGGACGGGAGGGTTGGCCTTTGGTGATTGATTGCTAAACCCGTAGGACTCCAAGATCTGTATGTCTGTACGTGAGGCATTCGTGCTTCGGTTTCCGCCAGATGCGTCAGGGTAGACGTATACCTGGCGCCCATCAGCACGGCGTTGTATTTCTTGTGCCATAGCGTCGGTGTCATGTGCACCGCTGACCTCGTCGATCAGAAGAAGGTTGTTCCCAAGGCGAACACCAATGACTGCTGACATGTTCCCAATATTGAAGTCAACGCCGACCCGAAGGGACTCGTTGCTGACATCAGGAATATCGGTGATTACATGTTTGGCGCGATCAAAGCGGTCATAAACCTGACCGGTAGTCAGATTTGTAAATTCTCCAAGCAGATATGCCTTCAACAAACTGGGGTCGTAGTTTGCTTCGAGACGTGCGATGAAATCTGGCGGCAGGTGTGGATTGTCTGCACTGCGCATCTTGATTAATTTCCGATCAGGGCGCTGTTGTGCTTCTTCTGTGCCAAAAGTGTTCCACATCCAGCGAAAGCCTTCAGGCGTTGATGCCGCCGCAAACTGTCGCACGTTGCCAGCACGAAGGCGACCAAGGATTTTTGGGAATGCTTTTTCTGCAATTGATGGCGTGACTGTATCGATTTCGTCGGCAAGCACCCAGGCAAGGTTTAAGCCAATGATGCGTGACCAATTTTCGAAACTGCGGCACAAGATCTTGCTATCACCGCCGGGCAAATGCAAAACATATTCTGGGAGTGGGCTTGCTCTAAATGTGTAGGGGATTTCATAAGCCTCAAGGAACTCCTCAAAATCATTCATCCAGATGTCACGAATCAATGGGCCTGTCGGCTCCATCACGCAACCCATGAAGCCTTGGTTCAACACCGCAAGGACGACAGCCTTTGCGGCTAACGACCTCGTCTTGCCCGCTCCATACCCAGCAGATAAGCCAATGATTTCTGTTGTTTGATCTTCTACAAAAGCAAGCTGACCAGGGTGTAAATCATCTTTTATCTGTTGCACTAACTTTTGAACATCTAATTCTGAATTATTTTCTCCAATTTTTTGCAGGACATGGCCCGACGGTATTGCTGACAATACACCCATTAATCGTATATCCGGGCAAGTTTTGCCGCTGTATTAATGCAACCTAGTGCCGTCTGGAGATTTGATTGTTCCATTGCTTTTTTTTGAATTACTGAAAGCTGGGACAGAAGTACAGCGGTAAAAGCTTGACGATCAAGATTGTAATCCTCTTCCAATTCTTTACGCGCTTCTGCGATGTACTCATCTATGCGACGTTTTGCAAGCCCCCACTCTTGAGCGCCATACTGCACTAAATCTTGACGTGTTGCCCCATTGGCAAGCATCCGCGTCACCCGTGCAAGACGGAATTGTTTTTCTACAGCGGTGCACCGAGGTCGAGCCATGTATTTACTGTAGTGAGGCGAATGAATCGAGCGCATACCAGACGTGGCTATTGCGGTAGCCGCCTTGGTGGGTTGGGACGATTGGCGTCACGCCGTGCATGTTTCTCCACGCTGGATACACAAGCATCGAACCATCAATCTGGTCAAATGTTGCGCCGTAATCCGGGACATGCAAGTTCCCGCCAGTGCTGTTGCGCCTTTTGGTAATGATGATGTTGATTGCACCTTTGACGTTTGCATGGTCTTGGTGGATTGGAGCTGCGCCATTGCAATTAGTGATAGTGCTGGTGAAATTTTTGGAAAACCGCCATTTTTCTGGAACTCGTGATTGCACTTTGCTGCTGTGCAATTTGGTTATTTCAGGTACTAGCTCTTGAACCAACTTGAAAGCGACTAAACCTGCTTGGTGCATGGCTTTCACAAAAGTAGCTGCCGTTTTGCTGGAGTGAACAGAAGAACGGGTGCCGTATGCCCGTCGCATGTGCGGCTTTGGTGGGACGCTGCCAAGGATGGCTGAATACTGTGAAATAATTGCGTAACGCTTTTTGCCATCTGCTGATGAAGGCAAGGGACGCTTGCGGTCCATCATTGTTTTAGGCACACGAGTTGAGTTGACTTCATTGTCAGCAATGTTGACAAGGTTGCGCAGGTCAGCAGGCAGTTGCTTAATAAACAAGCCCACCCGAGTGCCGTCTGGGTCAGCAAGGATGCAGGACTCAATGACGTTGGGCTGCAGTGTTGGGCAGGTGTCTCCGATCTTGAGCTTGCATGGTTTGGGCTGCAGGGTGAAGACTGGCAGTGATGAGATATTCATCGAACAACACGCTTCATGTGTTCGGCATATCCAGAAATGTCAAGCTTGGCGTCTACGCGATCTTTCTTTTTGATTAGCTTGGCAAAGGGTGCCCAATCATTGACTAAACGTTGCGCCCAAATTGCGTCACGCTTTTGTTGATAAAGGTGCTGCAAGCCACCTGCATTAGTACCAACGCCAGGGCAATTAAACCAAGCGTGGAGATCAACGATAACGCCATCTGAATGCTTGATGGCAAGCATGGTGAAATCACGGTCTTCTTTTCGATCAGCTCGATATCGCCAAGTAATTTTAGGCAGATACAGCAGAGCGCAGACTTCGGGCGGACGCTTGTTAATAGCAAAGCGTTGTTTTTTAGTGCTGTAGCTCCAAGCGTATTGGCAATAATTCAGGCCGTTGACCGGAAACTTAAACTGTTCAACGGCTTTGTAAAACTGTTTTAGGACATTGTGATCGCCCTTGATGGTTTTGCCATCTTTCGCCACACCAAAACCATTGACGTCATCGTCCATGATCCATAGCCATTTATGGCCTTGGATGCGACCCCAATCAATGATGTAATTGCGAACAAAAGTGATGCCCTTGTCGTTTGCGGGAATTTGTTGAAGATTGGGCACCCCAGCAGCTTTGTAAGCGGGTATGTCCTGCGGCTCTACAAAGTGAGTAAATGGTATGTCACCCAACAGCTTGTAGGTAGTCGTAGCGGGTCTGCCTTTGGTAGGGATTGCAACTTGCACTAGGCCGCCAATGCTTCAATCAATTTAATGCCAACATATTCACCACGTTTGCGAGCGGCATCAACCAAAGCCTTAGCCTCTTCATAATCTTCTGGACGGAACTCAATTTGAATAGCTTTCATCACGCCATCAGAAAGCTCAGAAGTCGGGTCATCTTCTAAATCGTCCAGTGCTGACAAGTCAATATCTTCACCAAAGGTTGGCAGGTCATCACCCCAGCCAAGCAAGGTCAGGTCAAAGCCTGCTTCACCCAACGCATTCAATTCTGATTGCAGCACATCATCATCCCAAGTGCTGTTCAGTGCCAACTGGTTATCAGCAATGACATAAGCCCGTCTCTGAGCCTCTGTGAGGTGGCCCAACTCAATAGTTGGCACGATGGCAAGACCCATAAGTTCAGCAGCCATTAACCGGCCATGGCCTGCTATTACGTTGCTGTCAGCGTCAACAAGGATTGGATTGGTGAATCCAAACTCCTTGATGGACCTAACAAGCCGGTCTAGCTGTGGTTCCGAATGTTGGCGTGGGTTGTTTTCATATGGCTTCAGCTCTGCTGTTTGACGTTGGATTATGTTTTCTGAAACGATTGCCACTGAAAAAGAAAAACACTTGCAAGAATGATAACTGCTTGTGTCAATGTGGATTATTTGCTTTTAACCAGTACTCAGTCAAACGAATAATTTTCGGCTGCACAAGATGATGGCTGCTCACTATCGACCTGAACTCTCCGACCGTGACCATAAGGCTGCCATCTTCCAGGGAACGGATTTTGGCTGCGGGCGTAAGCCTGTTTAAGTCGCTGCTCATAACGGAAAAAGGCTTGGAGTTCATGCTGATGCTGCTGTGTGCGAAGAGATTTGTCGACATTCATTGAACAAACCCCCAAGGGCCATTCCATATGACACCGTCGTTTTTAGTTTTAGTGTAGATATATGGAATTTCTTTTTTAGATAACTCTTCTTGCCATTTGATTGCAGTCAAAGGGATCCTTGCATTTTGATGCGTAGACATGCGTATGACCAACATTCCTTTTATTTCCGAAGGTATTTTCACTCCTTGCAATTGGCTCCTGAAGATAAACTCCTGCGACTCATCTAAATCGTCGTAAAGCAATCTCATGAAATGCTTGACACCAGTTCTTTTAAAATTCCAAAAATCACGATCTGTTATTTGGAAATAGTTTTGAACAAAACGAAGGCGTGATGCCTTGAAAATCTTTGGACGGCTTGGTTCGGCTGACGGGATAACATAACGCGATTGCAACCTTTCACGAATCCATTCTGTTACTAGTTGCTCTTTAATTGTTTTTATTAGGTTTTCTTTAAATTTTTTCTTTTTTCTTTTTAGTTTTTTAATTGCAGTGACCATAAAATTAATCCTTTTTGCCCTCTGAACGAACAGTGACTGTGTAGCCGCCCTCAGTAGCGATTTGCTTAAGACTGGCAAGTTCGTCATTGTCGTAGGCCCAGTCCTCCCAGATGTGATCAGAGCCTTTGTAGGCGTTTATGGTGTATTGGGGTTTAAGGGTAGCAAGCTTAAGAAGGTTACTTGCTTCAAGCTTGTCTTGTACCCTTTCAAACTCTTCGAAAAGATTGAGCATTGCGTGATGATTGTCCATAACTCAGATAGCAGGCAAAGCGGGAAGAGTGTCTTGATGGTCGACAGTCAGATCCCTGATGTAATCACAAAAGTGATTATCAAGGTCTTCGTAAGTGTCGGATTCTTCTGGTGTCATTAAGTCTTGTAAGGCGGCTCTTATTTGCAGAGCGCGATCAAGACGTTGCCGTGTATTCATGGTTGAAAAATGTGCGGAGGTGGTTTGCCCCTGCACATATTATGGCATGCCAGAAAACAAAAGGCAACAGCTCAGTCCCAAGTGTTGTGGTACTGGGGCTTCCCGTCCCAAATGCGGAAATACTTGATGCTGTCAGAAATGCCTTCAACGCCATCCCAGTGCTGAATGCGCTTGCGGAATAGGTTGTTGTCTGGTGCCTGCCAAGAGCTGTCTGGGACTGCTCTGCCCTCGCCACGGCCATCGTCGCCGGTGACAGTGCGACCGATAGGGCGAAGCCAGACGCTGGCCTTGGTCATGCGAGCAACAACGTAGAACTCAACGATCGTCATGTCGTAGCCGAAGCTAGAACAAATGATCTGATCAAGTTCAAACTTGTTGGTTTGAAGGGCTGAATCGTTTGCTGTGACAGTCATGGAAGAAAAACGGTGCAGTTGCCTGCTGAATGAATCATGGCATGCCAGAAGGTAAATGGCAAAGCCCTCCCACGTAAGAAACATATTTAACAATCCTTTCAGGGCTTTGGGCTGTGTACCAGCGGTAATCGCATGCGTTACATCTACGACGCCTAATCGTTTCATGGGGCTCGTGTGCGTCAATTTTTGTAGTAACAACTTTGATGTTGAAACTTCCGCAATTGGGACATTTCATGATGCTTTTTTGTTGATGGCAGATAACGCACAAATCACTGTGCAGACAATTGGCTCTAATTGATGACGCGGGATGAAGTGATAACGACGAGTGATCGCATCAACGGCTTTGTCAATAGCATCTCTCCCGCGTGACAAGTGAACTGGCTTGTATGGAGGCATTGGTGCTTCACGGCCTTCAGTCGTCAAGATTCTTGCCCTCAGCAGTTCTTGGCGCGTTATGCCGCGCTGAATGGCTTCAAGGTTCAAACTGTCTCGTTCTTCCTCAGTGAGCCGTATGTCGACTCGTACTGGGAACTGTCGGTTGGAATCAGGCATCAGAAATCGTAAGAGTCAGTTGGGTTTGTTTTGTCAGCTAGGAACGGTGAACCAGCACAAGGCCGTACATCCTGTTCCCAGCGCAAATTTGAAACTCGCAGCATTGGGTTACCAAGCTGTGCGACCTTCACCGCATGAAGGTTGGAAGCATCAACAACAACCCAGCCATTGGCCCAGTTGCCCTTGATGCACCTTTCAACGGGCGTTCCTGGAACAGGGGTGTTTAACCTGCCTCCACCGGAAACGGGTTGTAAAGGGGTTAAAGGGGTTAAACCTATGTTTTCGTGTACGCGCGTAGGGGATAAAGGCGTTTGGGGCATTAAACCCCCACTTTCAGTGGGGGCTGTTGCAGGTGTGTACATGATTGAAGGTCTGCCACCCTCTAAAGATGGTGCAGCTTGCCCAGACTCAACAATCAAGCCTTTTTTTTGCAGTGAACGTAGGCAGCGATTTATTTTGTTGCGGTCGACAGAAAGCACAGCAGATAGCTCTGATGAGGTGACCGGGAACTGACCAACCATCCAACGCTCCAGGATGTGGTCGTAAGCGTCAGCCTGTCGCCCCTGCAAGCCGTCAGAGACCTCCTGCATGCTTTCAGCGTGCAACACGCTTTCACCATCACCATGGTGAACCCAGCCATCATCCTTCAGTTCAATCAGTAAAGTCGTCCCCTTTGCGCGGCCTTGGGTTTTTAGTACAACCCGCTGATCAGTTTGTGTTTGCCCTTCAAGAGGTTGCTTGAACCAATTCATGAGGATCGTCAAACTTGCTGCAGCAGGAAGGGCATTACTGCCTCTGCTTGCGTTTGTTGCATTGCCACCAGAAACTGATTTATTGGTGTGATGGATCATTGCAAGCGTCGTTTTATGCGGTGCTAATGCTTGTGCAAGTTTCCGTGCAGGGCCATCAAAACTTGAGGCAGCTTCTTCCAACCCAAGTGGTGAGCAACAGGCGTGATAGCTATCAAGTAAGAACAATGAGTTTGGGTTTGCGGTAGCTATAGCTTCAAGGTGCTCAATACCTTCGTCAGTCAAATGAAGCGGTGACGCTGTGTGCCACAACATTTCAACAGGCCCTCCGAGATTGCCATTAGAAGTGACAAGCCCTTCACGCTTGAACAAATTGTGCCAATCATTTTCGGGCTGGTCAGTGCCAATGATAAAAACTTTGGGGCAAGGCCCATGCAAGTTTTGGCCTAAATACTCTTTTTCGCCATGCCACCAAGCACTAATCATTCCGACCATCAATGCGCTTTTCCCAACTTTTGGGGGAGCAACAAGAAGGTTGAAAGTTCCTGACATCAATACACCCTCCCAAGCCCATGGCGTAGGAGTTGTATCCATTTTTTGGCCGCGCAGCCTGGGGCTGCATACACCGTTGACCTTGCCCTCAGCTTTGATTAAAAGAGTGTTGGCTGTCTTTTCGTTTATTGGGCATTGAATTTCCTCTGCAAAAAGTCGCAGTAACTGGCTGCGGCGCAAAGGGTCAGTTTCTTCATTTAGGACTACGCCAGCGTGCTGGTCTATCTGGTCTAGAAGTGCTTTGTGATCGTTGAGTGTTTCCTGGGGAAAGGTGTTCTTTGAGTCGCTTGGTGTATCCGCCATCTTTGGCACGGCTTGGGGAGTAAAAAATGTTGTCTGAATAAACGTTCAGGTCGTTGAGCTGCTTAAAAGCTGCAAGTTCTGTACTGCTTTTTTCAGGACGCTCATCATCCCAAATTGCAAGAGCTGCATCAGACCTTTGACGCTGCATCTTTGTGTAGTGACACTCTGATGCAAGTTGTTCATCAAAAAATGTGGGCAGACTGTAAGGAACCCACCTCAAAAGCTCATAGGCAGCCATTTCCTTCTCGAGATCAGTCACGTGCTAACGGTTCAGGCTCTGTTGCAATCGCTCTTTGAAGCAGCAAGTTGACCCAACCTGTGCGGCTTACTCCGATAGGTTTTTTACGGGTAACTTCTGCCAGCACCCTTGGGTCGATCAAAACCCGAGC